ACTCTACAGGTTATCCTGTAGTTACTGTTACATATCCTATTCTTATTATCATTATTATTTATTATATATATATGACCCTAGACCAAATTATAGCTGTACATGATGAGATTGTATCTGAAGTAGAGACACAATTTCCTAAACCTTTAACCAGGAGAGAAATCATAAGTATTAACCCTAAGTTATCTGAGGTTAAAACTAAGAACACTAAAGCATATAGTGTTGAGGAGTATCTTGAGGGGAACCTTGAGAGTTTCTTTTTTGAAATAATTGCTAAATCAACCTTCAAGGAATAATTTGGTACAAAAATCTGAATGGGTATACGTATATACCCCAGAAAAAAAACCCCCTTATAGGCGGAAAAAATACCAATAATAGATAAAAAAATGCACACAATCGCACAATGATTATTTTCTAGGCCTGTTTGTCTTTATATATAGCCATTTGTCCAGGGACTAAGAAACCTAAGACACTCTATATATAGATTAAATGCGCCAGAATTTTTTAATAGCCGTCTGTCAGCTCTTATCTGTTTTTTACTTTAGAACCTCAAGACACTCATTAAGTTCCACTATAGGAGACCTTCACAAAGGACAACACCAGGCGCAGCACTCTTGGATATATAGCAGTTTTAAGAATGGTTCCCTTACAGACTACAGAGCATAGCGCCCAAACAGAGACAAAGCAGCCATTTAAATTATTTTGATTATTTTCATATTATTGCTTGCACTAGCGTAAACAATATAATATTACTTTCACTAGCGTAAATATAAATTAAATAGAAAGGATGTTATATTATGCCAGACAATCAAATATATGTTGCCTGTTTAGCTGCTTATAATAGCGGATATTTACATGGCGAGTGGATAACACCAAAAGCAGACAAAGAAGAGCTGCAAGAACAAATTAATAAAGTTCTTAAAAGCTCACCAATTAAAGAAGCTGAAGAGTGGGCTATACATGATTATAATGATTTTCCAAACCTTGGAGAATATCCTGGAATTGAAAATATTATTAAAGTTCAGGAAGCTATAGACGAGCATGGCGCAGACGTTGTTAGTGCTTTTTTAGAAAACTGGAGCATAGAAGACTTAAACCATGTTGGCGATGCTTACTATGGTAAGTATGATAATTTCACCGAGTTCGCTGAACAACTGGCACATGATACTATTGAAGGCTTAAACGATGATAGCACGCTAGCCAGATATTTTAATTATGAGGCTTGGGAGTGTGATTTGTCACTTGATTATCACGAAGGCGAAGCTGCTGACGGTTCAAGCTTAATATTTAACTCTAACTGGTAAGGATAATATGAAAGTAAAAGATTTAATAAAATATTTAAAAAAAATGCCACAAACAAAACAAGTTTTGTTTTTTAATCACGATAATGAAACTTTATTTAATTTAGATGAAGGCGTTTGGAATGTCCCTAATACAAAATGGGTTGAAGATGGTAAAAAAGGAACTTACATCAATCACGTTGAAATTGCGGGTAGATACACAGGTGAAGGACACAATATGTGGGTAGAATATAAACAACAAGCTAGCGAGCAGAAGGGATAATATGAAAAATATATTAGTACAATTTGATATTAAAGCGGGTGAGTATGAACATAGAGATTTTTATTTATTTAAAAAGAA